TTAAATCAACAGATAAATCGTGTAGATTCTTCTAGAAGTGGAATAAGAACTCTTGTTGTTGAAGATATAAACAATACTTCACAAGGCACAAGACTGCTAAGTAGAGAACTTGCACCAGCAATAAGATCTAGAAATATTACTGTTGATGGTAAGAGATTTAAACCTCAAAAGAGATTGTATCCATTCTTTGATGGTAAGGATGTTAGTAAGTATGTTTTCCCTAAACTACTAGAAATTAGTATGTCATCTGGGGTATTCCAAGTTGGTGAAACTGTTATTGGAGAAACACTTAGATCTGGATCTTCAAATACTTGGCCTAGCACAACTAATCCTGCAATATCTTTCAGGGTTGCTACCTCAAATCATAGAGAAGGTATATTCAGTTCTCCTACTGAAGTTTATTCAAAAAATCCATATGATGATAGTTCTATACCATCTGAATATACTGGGGCATCAACTACTCTTAATATTGATCTCTTCTCATTATCAAATGAACCACAAGGTGATTACTCTGGATGGGTAGAAAGTGGTATGGTTTTACGTGGTCAAAGTAGTGGAGCACAAGCAACAATTACTAATGTTAGATTGATTCCTGGTAGACATGGTATTCTACAAGCAAGTTACTTTATTCCAAATCCAAGTCAAACAAATCATCCAAAATTTGAAGTTGGAACTAAGGTATTCACCTTAATCGACAATCCAAATAATATAGACAAGGGTGCAGATACTAAGGGTGAAGAAGATTATATCGCTCAGGGATTTGTTAATACAGTTCAGGAAACTATCATTTCTGTTAGAAATGCAAGAGTAGAGCATAGAAGGCAACAAGAAGATAGAGTAAGTAGAACAGCAGTTGGTGCTGCTCAAGTGGTAAGTTCTCGTGCTATAGGTAGTACTGTTACAAGAGAAAGGACTCTTGCATGGGCACGTAATAGTGACCCTCTTGCTGAGTCATTCATAGTTGAAGATGATACTGGTATTTACTTAACTAGATTTGATTGCTTCTTTAAGAGTAAGGATGATATGGGTCTCCCAGTTACCTTACAAATTAGATCAACACATAATGGATATCCAACCCAAAAGGTAATTCCATTCTCTGAGATATCATTAAATCCAGAAGATGTTGTTCTATCTGATGATGGATCTGTTGCAACTTCATTCCAATTTAAGTCACCACTATATCTTGAGGGTGGAGTAGAATATGCAGCATGTTTATTATCAAACTCAACAAAATACAGTGTATTCATTTCTAGAGTTGGTGAAGAAGATCTACTTACAAGAACATATGTTTCACAGCAACCTTATCTAGGATCTCTGTTTAAGTCTCAAAATGCTTCTACATGGGAACCAAGTCAGTGGGAAGATCTTAAATTTACTCTTTATAGAGCAGATTTTGTAGAGTCTGGATCTGTTGATTTATACAATCCTACTCTTGCAAAAGGAAATGATCAAATTGCAAGACTACAACCAGATTCATTGTCAATTAAATCCAGAAAGATAAGAGTTGGTCTTGGTACAACAACTGCAGATGATACTATCGAATTAGGAAATACTATATCTCAGCAAGGATCTGAAGCAACTGGTGATTATGTTGGAACAGCAGGAAGTGCTACAAGTTTAGCAATAACAAATGCTGGTATTGGATATACACCACTTATTGGTTCTGCCCTAACTTATGGTAATATTTCATTAGAAACTATTAGTGGACAAGGTAAAGGTGCTAAAGCATTAGTAACTATAGATGGTGGTAAAGTAACCGCAGTTAATATAAATGGCGTAAATGCATTAGGTGGTAATGGTTATGTTGTAGGTGATGTTATAGGTATTGGTTCTTTAGGAACACAAGGAACTGGTAGAAACTTTAGAGCAACTATTACTACTATTGGTGCTGCTAGTCAGTTAATTGTTGATAATGTTCAAGGAGATTTCATAACTGGTGCTGGTAACACGGTTATGGTCACACGTAGCAGTGGTTTGACTACAGGATTTAATGACTTTAATGGTGGAGATGTTCAGATAAATGCTATTGATGTTGTTGATGATGGTTTACATATCAAGGTAAATCATAAGAATCATGGAATGTATTTCCAGAATAACTTAGTTGGTATTAGTAATGTAATATCTGATATTAAACCAACTAGATTGACATCAGCATATCCTGTTACTTCTACAGGTGGTATATCAGTAGAAGATGGATCTATATTCTCAACATTTGAAGGAGTTGGTATTGGATCTACTAATAGAGGATATGCTAAAATTGGAGATGAAATCATTGAATATACAGAAGTTTCTGGTAACGTAATTCAGGGAATTATTACTAGGGGTCCTATTACACTTAAGCAGGATTATCCAACAGGTACTGAAGTTTATAAGTATGAACTTGGTGGTGTTAATTTAAGTAGAATTAACAAGACACATGATTTAAGTGATGTATCTAAATCAGATCCTATCACTTTTGATTCATATCATGTCAAGATTGATATGTCTGAGAAATTTAATTCTCTAAATGATGATAGAAGTGATAATAATGGTTATCGTGCTCTATACTTTGATAGAACTCAATCTGCTGGTGGATGGGAAACATTTGCTACCCAGAATATACCATTTGAAATTGTTACTCCATTAGTTCAGAATTTAACACCTGAAGGAACTACTATTAAGTCTACAATCAGAACAGTTACTGGTCAAAGTATGAGTGGTACTGAAACACCTTGGGTCAACTTTGGAGTGGAACCAGTAACATTGAATGAAGCAAATTACTTAGATACTCCTAGATTGATTGCATCTAAACTAAATGAAGATGCTAAATTAAAAGATTTAGTTGAGGGTAATAAGTCAGTTAATATGAAGTTAACTTTCAATACTGTTGATAGTAGAGTTAGTCCAATGATTGATACTCAGAGAATGAGTATAGTAACGACTTCAAATAGAGTTAATAATGCTATTAGTGACTTTGCAAATGATCCTAGAGTAAATACTTTAGAAAATGATCCATCTGCATTCCAATATATCTCTAAAGAAGTGTCGATGACTAATTCTGCCACTTCTCTGAAAGTTATTGTTGATGGTTATCTTAATACTTTCTCTGATATCAGAGGGTTCTTTGCTATTAGTGAAAAAGAAGGATTCACTCCTATCTTTACACCATTCCCTGGATATAATAACATAAGTGGTTCTGGTCAGATTATCAATAAAGAAAATAATGATGGTAGATCTGATGTATTAGTTCCTAGTAGAAATGAGTATAACTTTACTCCAAATGAAACGGAGTTTAGTTCTTATTCATTCACTATTGACAATTTACCTGCATTTAGAACATACAGACTTAAATTTGTATTAACATCTACAAGTCAGGTTCATGCACCTAGATTATCTAATCTAAGGGTCATTGCTTTAGCATAATGTTTAAAGTAAAGGGACACTCGGATCTTTCTAGAGATCCTAATACTAATGCTATCGTCAACACAAATACTTTAGAGTATGAAAAATACATCTCTAGACGTAGTGTTGTAGATAGCAAAGATGAAAGAGTTGATAAAATTGAACAAAATTTATCTGATTTAAAAAGTGAAATAAATGAAATTAAATCACTATTAAAGGAGATGGTTATCAATGTCAAATAAGAATATAACCTTTAATACTGATGCAGGTGTTCCTGCAGCAGCAAATCTAGTAATTACTACTGGATCTAGTTTTGAGACAACATTCACTGTTGTTGATACTAGTAATACTGCTTTTGATTTTACAGGATATACTGGAACTTCTCAGATAGCAAAAAGCGTCGCTGTTGGTGCAACTCTCGGTGCTGTTGGGACATTTACCGTTGGTGTTACTAGTGCATTGGGGGGCAAAATAAAGATCTCAATGTCTGAAGAAGATACTAGAACATTGTCAGAAGGTAGGCATGTTTATGATGTAAATGTGAAAAGTGGGAGTACTATTAGTAAGTTAGTCAATGGAAATATCCTGGTTTATGCAGGTATTTCTTCTGCACCATAAATATTATATAAGGAGCATCTGTGTAAATGGCACAACCAGCAAGTAGACAACAACTAATAGATTATTGCAAGCGGCAACTTGGAGCTCCTGTATTGGAGGTCAATGTAGCTGATGAGCAAGTAAATGATTTAGTAGATGATGCCGTTCAGTATTTTCAGGAAAGGCATTTTGATGGTGTTTCGCAAGCATTTTTAAAATATAAATTAACCCAGAATGATGTTGATAGAGGAAGGGCAAGAGGTGGAAATAATGATCCAACAGCAGGTATAACAACCAGTACAGCAACCGCAACTATTGACGGTGCTTCAATGGAGTTTGATTGGGAAGAGAATAGCAATTACTTACAAGTTCCACCAGAAATTATTGGTGTCACTAAGATATTCCATTACGACGGAACAAATGCCATGTCAAGTGGTATGTTCAGTATTAAGTATCAGATGTTTTTAAATGATATTTACTATTGGGGTGCAACAGAATTATTAACTTATGCAATGACAAAGACATATTTGTCAGACATTGATTTCTTATTAACAACACAGAAACAGATAAGATTCAATCAAAGAATGGATAGATTGTATATGGATGTTGATTGGAGTAATGTTGGGGTTGGAGATTATATTGTTATGGATTGTTATAGAGCAGCAAATCCAAATGATTATACAAGAGTTTGGAATGATTCTTTCTTAAAAAAATATTTGACTCAATTAGTGAAACGTCAATGGGGTCAAAACTTACTTAAATTCCAAGGAGTAAAACTTCCTGGTGGTGTTGAATTAAATGGACGGCAAATCTACGATGATGCTCAGAAAGAGCTTGATAACATCAAAGAACAGATGTCCAATACTTATGAATTGCCACCATTAGACATGGTAGGTTAATATCATGGTACTTAATCCATATTTCCAACAAGGTGCAAAGTCAGAACAGAACCTGATACAGGATATAATCAACGAACAGTTGAGGATGTATGGTGTTGACATTCATTATATGCCAAGAAAATATATGGATGAGAAGAAGATTATAAAGGAAGTAGTATCATCTAAATTTGACGATGCATATCCTATAGAAGCATATATTGATAACTTTGATGGATACGGTGATAATCCAACTTTATTATCTAAATTTGGTATACAACAGACAAATGAAGTAACACTTATAATATCAAAAGAAAGATTTGAAACTTATATTTCTCCATTGATGAAAGGCGAGGAGAATGTAAAATTAACAACTAGACCCAAAGAAGGTGACTTAGTTTATTTCCCATTAGGAGATAGACTTTTTGAAATTAAGTATGTTGAGCACGAAAAACCATTCTATCAGTTACAGAACACCTACGTATATGAATTGAGATGTGAACTCTTCCGTTACGAAGATGAAGTCATTGCTACTGGTGTTGAGGAAATTGATAATGAATTGGTTGGAGATAATCTATCAGATGGTGAATCTGAAGATGGTATTTCTACTATCCTTGGCGTAACTCAAACACTTACACTTGTAGGAACTGGTGCAACTGCTGCTGCTTATACAGGAGTAATACCTTCAGGTGCTATTACATATGTTTCAGTATCCAGTAGAGGTGGTGGATATCTAGATTCACCTGTGGTTGGATTATCATCTGCACCTAGTGGAGGGGTAACTGGTATATTAACTTCAATAATGATTGGTGGTATACAAGTATGTAACTTGAATGTAAATGCCAATCAGAAATCTGTACAGAGAGTAGATATAGTTAATCCAGGTTCTGGATATACTGTTGCTCCAGGTATTGCTATCACCAGTAATAGTGGCACAGGTGCTGCTGCAACAGCATATATAGGGGATGGAACAGTTGGTATAGTTACTCTTACCACAGGCGGTTCAGGGTTCACTACATCACCTACAATAACCTTTGATGCCCCTGTAGGTGTAGGAACCACTGCTACAGGTGTTGGTGTACTAAATGCTGCAGGAAATCTAATTGCTATCAATTTAACTAACTCTGGATCTGGATATGTAACTCCACCTAATATTACTATTAGTGATCCATCAATGGATTCGACTGGTGATTATGGATTTAATGAAATGGTAACAGGTGCTGTTAGTGGTGCTACTGGAAGAGTAAGATCTTGGAATACAGTTACCAGTCAATTAGAACTTGCTTCTATTAGTGGAACATTCTCTATTGGTGAGAAAATTGTGGGAGCAACATCAGGAGCATCTCACGCATTAAGGAAGACAGACACTATGCCAGATAGTGATGAATTTGCAGATAATTTTGATATAGAAACGGAAGCAGATAAGATTTTAGACTTCTCAGAAACCAATCCATTCGGTATTCCCTAAATAATATACCAGGACTATAACAATGTTTGAATATTTTTATAACGAAATTCTGAGGAGGACAATTATTTCCTTTGGTACTCTGTTTAATGGGATAACCGTTAAGCAGGAGAATTCTACTATCAAAGTACCATTGGCGTATGGTCCTACCCAAAAGTTCTTGGCAAGATTGGAGCAATCTCCAGATCTTAATAAAGCAACTGCAATGACATTACCTAGAATGTCATTTGAGTTTACTGGTCTTACATATGATCCATCAAGAAAGGTTACAACAACACAAAGATATACTGTAAAAGATCCAACTGATGGTAAAGAAACATCTAAAGTTTTCATGCCTGTACCATATAATATGCAATTTGAACTTGCTATTATGTGTAAGTTGAATGATGATGCATTACAGATTACAGAACAGATATTACCTTATTTTCAACCAGCATACAACGTATCAGTAAATCTAGTTGGTGCTATTAACGAGAAAAGAGATATTCCTATTGTATTAGAAAATATTACAATGCAGGATGATTATGAAGGAGACTTTACTCAGAGAAGAGTACTTCTTTATACTTTAAGATTTACTGCTAAGACTTACATGTTTGGTCCTGTTACATCTGCTACCAAGGATATCATCAAGAAGTCTACTGTTACATATCTATCTGGATCTGAGAGAGGTACAGCA